ATGCGGTTCTTGAAGCTAATACCCAGCTTAGACTGGTTGTCGCTGTTCAGTGTGCTGTAAGAGACGGTGTTCTGGCTCGGTGTGATTGACTGAGTGGTTGTGCTTAAGTAGCGAACGTAGATGTTGTTAGTGCCGGCTGACGGTGCAGAGGTGAACGTGATAGTCGTGCCAGACACGGTATATGCCGTGTTGGGTTGCTGTACCACGTTGTTGACTGTGGCTTGAATGTCGTTGGTAGATACCACACTGCGTGATAAGGTAAACGCAGTGGTGCTTCCATCGCCATTGAAGTAATCAGTACCAGCGATAAAACTCTGGGTGGTTGGAGTAGATCCGATATAGGACATTTAAGCCTCTTAGGTAATTTGGAGTACAGATAGAACAGCGTCAGCGGATGTTGCTGCGCTTGACACCACGGTGAACGCATCACCAGTATTCAAAACAACTTTACCATCAGAACCAAATAGCGCCAATGATCCACCGACGGGAACTGTTGCGTTGTTGATGAGGTAATAGTTTGTCGCTGATGCAGTGATGTATGCACTGACTGTAATTGGTGAGCTGGTTGTGTTAGCCAGCGTCAAACCAATTGCGGTTGTCTGTGTAGATGCGCCAGCTGTTACGAGGACTACGGGTGTAGTGCCTACGTTCTTAGCCACATATCGTGTAAAAGTATTTGCCATTTGGGTTCCTTATCCTAATGCGATTGCCATTGCTACGGCTGTTCCAGCGGGGTCGTTTAATGCTACGATTGACGAACCTGCTGCGTTTTTAAAATATGCTACACCACTACCGATGTTCAGCGCCAGCTCACCTAGTACCAAATTACCAGTAGTTGGCAAGGATGCCGAATTAGTTGTGTAGTATAGGCTTATTGGTGTATATCCTGAAGCTGCCATAATATTTCCTGTGGTTTTACAAAACGGTCATTTCTGTGTGGTGTTTGCTCCCACCACAAAAACTGATTCTCTACTAAACATGACCGATCTTTTAGCAGATTAATATTTTCTGGGTGTCCAAAGATTAACGGATCAGATGGCCCCCATAACACGATTCCTTTTTTGCCTTCGTCCCAGGCTAAGTGCTGAAAGAAACTATCAACACTAATCCAAGTCCTACATTCTCCAATGAGCTTTCTGAGCTCAACAATTGGTAAACCTTTACGAAAGTCTTCTACTAACTGCTTCTCACCTTCGATACCAACTTGGATAATTGGCTCATCAATTAACTCAATCAACTCTTCCCAGTAAGGATAGTTCTTTGGGTTTTGAGCGCCATTCCTTAATTTCTGTGCGTATGGTGCTATGATAATCATAGGTACAACTTCCTATACGCATCTTCTAAACTACCAGTCCAGTTCCATTGTGCCATCTTGGCATATACATTGAACCGATCTAAACTACCAAACAACTGTTCTGCCTCTGCAATTGACCTACAAGGTATTATCTCAGGATAGCAACCAAAAACGATGGGATCTTTAATATCAGATAGCACCCTGTTAAACACAATATGATCGCCAAGACCACTATTAAGCACAACAATATTTTTTCCTTGATACTCAATTGTGTTTCGAAAGATACGCTCATCGTGCTCATACATCTCTTGTTTGTCATTTACTCGAATGCCCCCAGTGGGGCTTTTCAAGTGCCATGTTACTGCGTTTGGTACAACTTTTAGTTTGTAACCTTTGTGATGCAGACTCCAGCTGAACAGTGTCTCTTCTCTGTGGGCAACTCGAGAAAGTCCCAAGTTATAATCGCAAACACCAGCTCTATAAATAAAACTGCAATACAAATGCTCAACTTCTTTAACATCGGGAATCACTCCCCATTGAATGTTTGGCTCGTTAGATATATTCTCTAGCTTGCCAGTACTGTTTAACACCTCGGGCATGTGCGGTGGGTTGAGTACGGATCCACCAACTGCACCAACATCATTAGCTATGTGTTTAGATAAGTTCTCTAACACATTGCTCTCGGGTACTGCGTCATCATCAACACGCCAGACCCATTCGTAACCCATGGTGTTGGCTCGTTGGTGAATGTGGTGTTGACCTTTCTTCTCGGCAAACAACCACTCCCAATCAATACCCTTTGCCGCCATCTGCCAAAACAAAGCCTGGTACATCGGCTCGTTGCGCATGTCCTGCGGCTCATCATTATCATCAAATATCACCAGTTTATCAACGGGTCTTGTCTGATTAATGATCGCCGATAATACCATCGGCAAGGTTGTAAAATATCTGCCACGAGTGGCAACACTACATAAAATTTTTGGCATAAAGTTCCTACGAACTTAGAATGTGCCGCCTACAATTCCGCTAGTAAACGCATTTGTAGTGGCGTTATAAGTTAAATCTGCATCAGTATACACTGATTGGCTTCCTGTTGTCCCAGTTACTAAAGTTGGGTACGTTGTTGTTGCTGTGGTAGTTGTGACACTAACTGTCGTTGGTGCTGCACCAGAGAAACCAGACTGGCCACTGAAACCAGAGATACCGCTCCAACCACTGTAGCCACTAATACCGCTAAATCCGCTAATACCGCTGTAGCCACTAATACCACTGTAGCCACTAAAGCCACTGTAGCCACTGATACCACTGTATCCACTGATACCACTGTATCCACTATAGCCACTGATACCAGATCCAGAGTAACCGCTGTAGCCACTGATACCAGACCAGCCAGAAATGCCGCTATATCCACTGAAACCGCTGATACCAGAGTAGCCGCTATATCCACTATAACCACTGATACCAGAGCCAGAGTAGCCACTTATACCACTGTAGCCACTATAACCACTTACGCCCGAGCCTGAGTAGCCTGAAATACCGCTGTAACCACTGAAACCACTGATACCGCTGTAGCCACTATAACCACTCACGCCCGAGCCTGAGTAGCCAGAGATACCGCTGTAGCCACTATAGCCACTATAGCCGCTGAAACCGCTGGTTCCATTTATACCGCTGAAACCAGAGCGACCACTGAAACCGCTGATACCACTATAGCCACTGTATCCGCTGATACCGCTATATCCGCTGTAACCTGAGATACCGTTTACAACAGCAAGAATAATTGGTAAGTTGTTTGCAAAACCAGTTGTTCCAGTACCAGATGAACTGATTAATCTTGCTGGAATTGTCCAATAAGTTCCAACTAATGTTGGTGTTCCTGTTACCAACCAAGTTTGAGTATTACTACTATTAACTTGGTCTTGAATTGCAAACTCTTCAGTGTTCTCAAGCAAACTCAAGAACACATTAATATTTACGTTGTCAGAAGTTAGACTGCTGACGTTAATTTGTGTAGCGCTAGTTTGTGTTGCGTTATTCCACAACAAATGACCGCTTGTTGGATCACCACTGGTGCTTACTGCGTTAGCAAGATACGGATAGAATGTACTTGATACACCGCTTGAACCAGAGAAACCACTGTAACCAGATCGACCAGAAAAACCGCTGTAACCGCTGAAACCACTCGCACCATTTGTGCCGGAGAAACCGCTGATACCAGAGTAGCCACTGTAGCCGCTGTAACCGCTGACACCAGAGCCACTGTAGCCTGATTGACCACTGAAACCGCTGATACCGCTGTAGCCTGACTGACCGCTGTAGCCACTGTAGCCTGATACACCACTGTAACCGCTTGAACCTTGGCCACTAAAGCCAGAGTAACCAGAGTAGCCGCTGTAACCAGATGGTCCAATGACGTTACCTAAATTATGAGCAACACCATTGGTATCAACTAAATATAAATTACCACCACTGATATACGCGCTAGTATATCCAGGGATTGGACCAGTGGTAGACTGTGTGCCATCACTATAATAAAATACTAGGTAGTAATTGGATGGGTTTAAATAAACCGCCGTAATCAATTTACCTGGCGACGCAGCGTTGGCAATCTGTGATACAGAGGCCTGCTTTGTTACACCATGTTGTACTACTACCGTTTGCTCATCACCTGTTAGGGTAGTTGCAACCGGTAATCCAGTTATCGGTAAATTGGCCATTTATTTTAAGTATAAGTAAAGGCACCATGCAGAGTTGCTGTTCCATACGTGGAGGTAACAGAAACGTCTACAAGACCCGCAACAATGTACGCCGGAGCGGTTGCTGTAATTTGTGTTGAATTAACAAGCGTAAACGTGGCATTCGTGCCACCAAATTTTACGGTTGATACGTTGGTAAAATTGGCACCGTTTAGTGTGACAAATGTACCACCAGCTTGTGGTCCTGTTGTAGGACTAATATTATATAAAAACGGATTTAACGGAGGAGGTGAAGCAATATATTGACTTGCTAAATCTAAATTACCTGGTGCTCCGGCTTGGCCGTATGGTGCTCCTTCGATATACAAACTATCATACTGAACATAAGTATTTGGGGCGCCTTGTTGATCAACTAAGTTAGGTGCCAAGGCAATATTCACATCTGGTCTTGGAAAACGTAATGAAATGTTTTCGGTTTGTCTTGCTGGTAAACGCCACGGATCAAACTGATCTAAGTCTTCTTTACATACCCGCATGCCAGGGAAGTTTGGATCCGGCATAAGGTCGACATAAGGAAACTTTCTGTTGCATCGATCGCAGACTGCAACAGAAAGTACCGAATTGCCGCGGGTATCAAGATAAACCGGCATTTATTTGCCTTAAGCTGACTGACTATCGTTCTTGATTAAAATACCACCAGCAAAAATATTTGCACTAAACGGGCTTCCTGTGTTTGATTTAACTACAAACTGGATGTCAGTTTTTTCGGTATGTGCAACAGGAATACTAAATGGCTGGTTAAATGACTGAACAAAAGTTGATTGTCCGTTTAATCCCACTTCACCAGTTACGTTGTCTTTGTTATACTCAGCAAACAACATGTAGTTGCTTGAAGTAAAGCCAATGCTTGCATCTGCTTGGATATATTCCAAATAAAACGTGTAACCAGCTGGCACGGTATAAATTGACATCTGGGTTGAACCAATGCCGGCGTTAATTTGAGCGTATGTTGTAGAGCTAATTTTTGCAGTAATTGTGCCAACGTTTAAACCATTTGTACAATTCATTGCGTTAATTCGCAAAAAAGATTTAGTGGTTGTTACGTTAGTTGTTCCGTTTAATGCAATAGTCTCACTAATTGGAGCATAGTTTGCGTCTAAACCGTTAATTTGTACGCTTAATGCTGTTGTGTCTGAAGCAGACGAACTAACTAATACCAACGGTGCTGCAGAGCTTGGATAAGCGTAAAGACCGCCAGATAGCGTTAAGCCTTCCCAAACAGGACCAAGAGCTGTAGAGCCAACGGTTGTACTAAAACCAAAAATATATACGGGCGCATGACCCATAATTTGGTTACGTGCAACTTGTAAATTAAACGGCTCGTAAGCGCCTTGAACGGTTACGGAATGGGGTGGTGATGTATAAAACTGTGGGCCTGCCATGATTTCTCCTAAAAGGTCAAAGAGGCGGGTTTCCCCGCCATCTTAATTAGTTATTTGAATAACCAGAACCGTAAGGAGTGATAGAACCGTCAACGTTACGTGCTGTGTACTCAACAGAGAATGTACCACCAACTGAACCAGTCAAGGCAGATACAGCAGCTGCTGTAAATGTCAATGTAGCGTCAAGTGTACCGATGTTGTTGAGGATAGATGCAACTGCAGCAGTAGCTGTGAATGATGCATTGATAACACCACCAGTAGCTGTTGGGGTAATTGTACCAAGAGTTGTAGTTGTTAAAGAACCATCAACTGGGCTAGTCTGAACAATAGCTACAGTGATTACGCCACCAGTCAAAGCAGAGATAGTAGCTGTCTGGAAAAAACGGATTGTGCTGATCAATGAGCCAGCTGGCAATACGAATGGAACAACAGTTGTTGAACCAACGTCAGCTGTAGTGAAAGTTGTTGTACCAACTGCAGTAGCTGCGATTGGGTTAGTGATGTACTGTTGCTGAGTTAACTGCGCTGCGCCAGTGTTATCTGGAGCAATAGTACCGTCGTTTGTTGGGTTGTTACGCTTGAATACGCGAATTGGGCCTGTAAATGTAGATGACATTTTAGTGTTTCCTTATCTTAGTGGGTATCC